AAAGAAATGTGAAGAGCTAAAACTTGATATAAATGAAGTATGGGCTTCTATTATATCAAACGATGGTTCAGTTCAACATTTAGAATGGCTTGACGACTATACAAAAGATGTATATAAAACAGCACCAGAACTTGATCAAAGATGGATCATTGAACTTGCCAGTGATCGTCAAGAGTTTGTTGATTAAGGTCAAAGTGTAAATATCTTTTTTAGACCAGATGTAAATATCCGCTATTTACATGCAGTTCATTTTCAGGCTTGGAAACAAGGTTTGAAGTCGCTATACTACTGCCGAAGTGATAAACTTCGTAAAGCAGATCGTGTTGGTCAAAAAGTTGAGCGTAAAAAAATTGAAGATGAAATTGATATGAAAGAATTAGCAGAAGGTAATACCTGTTTAGCTTGTGAGGGATAAAATATGATACATCTCTATGTTAAGACTCATAATAAGACTGGTATAAAATACTTTGGTAAAACAACCAGAGAAGATCCATATTCTTATAATGGTTCTGGAAAATATTGGCTCAAACATTTAAAAAAACATGGAGCAGATATTTCAACAGAAATAATTGCCTCTTTTGAAGATGAAAAAGAGTGTTCAAAGTTTGCTCTAGAATATTCTATTATTAATGATATTGCCAACTCTGAAATGTGGGCCAATCTGCGAGAAGAAAACGGCCTAGATGGTGCCCCAATTGGTCATATTACTAGTGACGAGACTAAGCATAAAATCTCTCAAACTCTTACTGGTAAGCCCTCTATAAAAACAAAATATATTATAAAAGAAAACCCCGACTTAAGATCCGAAAGAATGTCGGATATTAATAAAGGAAGATTTTGGATTAATAATGGAGTAATATCTAAAAAAGTTAAAGTTATTGAAGATGGTTGGGTTCTTGGTAGATTAAAAAGCGAACAATTGGGAGATAAAACGCTTGGTTCAAAAAATCTATCCGGCAATAATACTCGTGGTAAAGTCATATATAATGACGGTAAAAAACATAAATATTTTATAGAAGGTCAACAACCAGTCGGCTGGAATCGTGGTAAAATGCCAGGATATCAGGGTGGAACCGGTGCTTTAAAAAAAGGTAAAAAAAATGGCAAAGAAAAAATTAAAACTGACCGATGAAAGACAATACTTTCGCCCCTTCAACTATCCTTGGGCTTTTGATGCTTTCAAGGAAAGTGAGCAAATGCACTGGCTTTGGCAAGAAGTTCCTTTGCTTGAAGATGTAAAAGACTGGAAAAACACACTTACAGAAAAAGAAAAACATTTTCTAACTCATATTTTTCGTTTTTTTACGCAAGCAGATGTTGATGTGGCAGGAGGATATGTAAAAAATTATCTTCCTCACTTTCCACAACCAGAAGTTCGTATGATGTTGAGTTCTTTTGCTGCTCGTGAAGCAATACATGTTGCTGCTTATTCACATCTTATTGAAACAATAGGTATGCCAGAAACAACATATAATGAGTTTCTTCAATACGAAGCAATGAAAGAAAAGCATGAATATTTTACAAAGTTTGCTGAAAGAGATGCTGACAGCATAGCACAACAAATAGCGGCATTTTCAGCTTTTACAGAAGGAATGCAACTTTTTTCCAGTTTTGTTATGTTGTTGAACTTTGCTCGCAACGGTAAGATGAAAGGAATGGGTCAGATCATTGCTTGGAGTATTGCCGATGAAACACTTCATGCTGAAAGTATGATAAAGTTGTTTCGTGAGTTTGTTGGAGAGAACAAACATATATGGAACGATGAACTGAAAAGTGAAATATATACTATCGCTACAAAAATGGTTGAACTTGAAGATAAGTTTGTTGATCTTGCTTTTGGAGTTGGTGAAATGGAAAAACTGACAAAAGATGAAGTAAAACAATATATTCGCTATATTGCTGATCGCAGACTTATAAGTCTTGGCATGAAAGGTATTTTCAAAGTAAAGAAAAACCCGCTAAGTTGGGTTGATGGAATGTTAGGTGTTACTCACAGTAACTTCTTTGAACAAAAAGTAACAGACTATGCCAAAGGCGCTCTTACTGGCGATTGGTCGTCTGTTTGGGCACAAGAATAGATAACCAAACGCATCGCTTGACACCCGCTGAAAACCTGCTAAACTTGGAGGCGTCCCTTGATCGGGGCGCTTTCTATTGGAGAAAATATGACTGATCTAAAAACTCTTGAACAAAATGATAAGAAACTAACTCGCGAAGAGCACATTATCAACTATCTAAAGGCACTAAATACCATTGAGCAAGCCATTGAACCATATCGTGAGCACAAGTTGGCTCTCAAAAAGCATTATGCTGATAACAGTTTTCTTTCCCGCGAAGATCAAAGCCGTCTGCTAAAAGCATATCGTATGGCACAAAAAGGTGAGGAACTTGAAGACTTTGAAGAATTTATAAACATCATTAAAAGCAAATTGAAAGTTGGAGCGTGATATGAAACTTGAGCCAAGAAACAAACATCTTCTTTTAGAAGTTGTAAAAAATGATCTAAAAGAAGAAAAAATAAATGAATTTTTTGGTGCTTCATCTAAAAAACCAGATAACTTGATATATTGTGTTGTTGATCGTTCTGATGACTGCACTATATCACTTCATGTAGGGCAACTTGTTGTTATTGAAGGAAATATGGTTCATGAAAGCAAGGTTGGAGAACTTACTTTTCTAACATGCAAAGAAAATTTTGTTATTGGTGTTTTAAAAGACTGAACTTGCAGGTGAAATATGGGCATGTTTGATGAAATCAAAATAAACTTCTTGTTTGAAGAAAAATACAAACACTTACAAGACCTCGTATTCCAAACAAAAAGTTTGGTTTGCTGTCTTGATGAATATCTTGTAGATGAAACAGGACAACTATGGCTTCAAGAAGCATCCTGGGAGGTAGTTCCAGAAGAAAAAAGACCATACTATAACTCACCAGACTGGGAAAAGCCACTTGGAAAAATTATTGGAAGCCTTGATATAAAAAAAGGAGAACTAATAAAACACAGCCATACTGGTGAAATAAAAATGCACTATTATGATAAAAATATTGACTGTGAAATAATAACTTTCTTTGATAATGGAAAAATGCTGTTTTTCAAGGTTACGGAAAGGGAAATAGAATGAAAAAAGAACTTGAAGATGCTTTATTTCAAAAGTATCCAAAACTATTTCGTGATATTAAATATCTTGAGTGTAATGACGGGTGGCATGAACTTATTTCCACAATGTGTTATCAAATACAAGGCCACATTACAAATGCTAGAACCGGCGCAGCAAGAACAAAGCGATATAACCGTGCCTTGAAACAAGCACTATCTGGAAACCTTTCAAATATTGAATATTATTATCGTTCATCGCCCGATAAAGATAAAATGATACAAAAAGAAATAGAAATGAGATCTTTTCGCACACTGTGGCTTGATAGAATACCTACACAAATGCATTTTACTCAAATAAAAGAAAAGTTTGGAACATTGAGGGCTTATTCAATAGGTGGTGATGCATATTGTGAGGGAATTGTTGCAATGGCAGAAGGCATGAGTGGTAAAATTTGTGAAGGATGTGGACTTCCTGGTAGGTCAACAAAGTCTGGTTGGATAAAAACACTTTGTAAGGAATGTTCTAATGAGCGATATAAGCCAAAAACTGTATGAAATAGGCCAACTTGTTAGTTCAAATATTCCAGACCAGAATAAAGGTCCAGACTTTGGTGTTATATCAAAAATTTCTAAAACAAAGAAAAATCAGTATATGTATTATATATTATGGCAAAAAGACAAAGATACTTCTGGACCATATGATATTTTAGATATAAGTGTATTTATTGAATTTTATAAACGATGGGAAAACCAAAATGTTTAAAATAACAAAGATTGAAAAAAGCGAAAATAAAGAGTCATATTCTTCTGGTTCCTATTGGTTTTCGTTAGATGTTGAATTTGAAACCGATGCATCTGAAGAACAAATAGGTTTTGGCACTCTTGGCAAATATCACAAAGCACTTGTGATGCTTGATCGTGAAAAATACGAAGAACACTATAAAAACTTTGATAAAGACGATATGTTTTTTGAAGAGATTCCAGATAGCGACTTCAAAGAACTAAAGTTCAAAAAACCAAGCCCATATGATCTTGGGTATTGTAAAGTTATGGATGTATCTGGAAATGATTGCATCTATGAAATTGAAAAAGGAAAGTACAAATATTCACTTTGTACAAATTTGAACTATATTACAGAAGCAGCAGTAAAGCAACTTGAAGAAATGAAACAGCATCTTGATGCTGGCTACTGTCGTTTTGGTCCCTATCCAGAACAAGTGGGTGCTTTCCGTAGTGGTGATCCATTTAGTGACTTTATTGGTATTTTAGAGACACTTGATAGGTGGTGGGACTAACGAAATTTTCGAAACTACTTGTTCATATAGTAGAAACTTACATGAAAAGAGGTGTATATCATGTTAGATCTTGGATTTTATTTAGTTATTGCATCGCTTTTGTCAAGCATTCCTGTGTGGATTGTTGCTATGGCGCTAACAAGTATCGCAGAAAGTGCTAAAAGGAAATAAATGAAAAAAATATTTGTCTTTTTCTCTATATTTTAGGGTCATGCACTCAAACAGGACATGAGTTTCGCAACTGTTCTAAACCAGAACTTGGAGAACTTGCTATTGATATATCGCTGGAAAATATGGAAAACATACCAGAAGTTGTCAATAGAATGAACTTTTCTTGTAGAAAACAAATAACATATCCCAAAGCAGCGTGCTATCTTGTTCGCAATGGAACGCCCAATATTGGCGATCGTGGGCTTATTGTTTTACTTGACGAATATATAGGAGAGTGTATTATACATGAACTTTATCATGTAGAACTATCTGTTGCATATTCAGATCCCTGTTCTTCTCATGAACAAGGGTGTTATTGGGATAACACATGGCTTGAACCACTACTGGATCAATATAGGGAGATAAAAATGAAACTAACTGAAAACTTTTCACTACAAGAAATGATAAAATCACAAACAGCAGAGCGAAAAAAAATTGACAATACGCCAACACAAGAAGTTATTGACAATCTAAAAGAACTATGTGAAAATGTATTAGAAAAAGTAAGAGCGCATTTCAAAAGTCCTATTATGGTGAATAGTAGTTATCGTGGTCCAAAACTAAACAAGGCTATTGGTGGAGCAAAAAATAGCCAACATATGACAGGACAAGCGGCAGATATAGAGATCCCAGGTTTAGACAACAAGGTTGTGTTTGACTGGATCAGGGATAATCTTGATTTTGATCAACTTATTCTTGAGTTCTATAAGCCAGGTATTCCAGATAGTGGTTGGGTTCATGTATCTTGGAACAATAAAAAGAACAGAAAACAAGTTTTAAAAATTGGCTGAAAAGGTTTATGTTTTGTTTTTATTAGTATTTTTCTTGTTATTTTCTCATGGGGATATTATGCCTCGTGAGCAACAACAACATTTACAACTAAAAACATCTGATAACGGTATTGTTCTGATAAAACAACACGAAGGCTTTTCTCGTGTTCCATATGAGTGTCCTGCTGCAGTAGTCGCTATTGGCTACGGCTCTACAACTTATGAAAATGGAAAACAAGTATTGCTATCGGACCCTCCAATAACAGAAGCAGCAGCAGACCGTCTTTTTCGTAAAAAAATCAGCAAATATGAAAAGTGGGTAAATAAACTGGTAAAAACTGATATAAATCAAAATCAGTTTGACGCACTTGTAAGTTTATCTTATAATATTGGTTTTGGCTCCATAAAGCGTTCGCGTTTATTAAAACTTGTAAATGAGAATCCAAACGATCCACAAATAGCCATTGAGTTTCTAAGGTGGAGAAAAGCAAATGGAAAAGTGATAAAAGGATTAGAAACTCGCAGGCAAAAAGAAGTTGAACTATATTTCAAATCTATTTATTAGTATAGTGGAGCATACGATATGACGGAAAGAAAAATAAGAATAGGCATAACAGTTCTAATAGATAAACCAAGTGATTCATTATTTACAAACGGTATTCGTCAAAATGTGATCATATTGAGAGACTTATTTGCTAAATGCAAAAATGTTTCCGAATCCTACATTATCAATACGGCAAAAAATGTTGTTATACCAGATGACGATACAACAACTTGGGGTCCATATGCTAAACACATTATTTCGCTTGAAGAAGCAAAAGACAAATGCGATCTCATTGTAATGGCACAGGGAAGTGCTCATGTTGATACATATAAGGAACTAAGCAAAAAGGGAATAAAAATAACCAAGCA